TATGGTCTGGTGGTATTCTTACCTTGGCGTACATCAAACTTCCTGCCGCTTTAGGAATTCCTGAGCAGAAACTGGATCCAACTTTTATCGCCAGTGTGTTCACTGGGGTTTTAGCGACGTTCGGCGTCCAGACGGCAAAGAAGTCTGGTGATGGCACCATGAAGATGCAGAATGGTGCTGCTGGTGGTGCTGGTGGTGTTGGTGCAATCACTAAAGCAGACTTAGAGAGACTGATTGCTGCTGCAAAGGAAACTGCACCTGCTCAAGTAATTAGAGTTGAGCAAGCACCAATCAAAATCGTAACCGATTCAGAACAACCTCCATACAAGATGTAAAATGAAACCTTACCTCAAGTGGACTGCCATTAGTGTTGGTAGCATAGTAGCAATCGCACACATCGGTGTGTTGGGACATCTTATTGGAAGACAATCTGATAGGATTCAGGTTCCGACTATTAACATCCCACGCGGCACACCGTATTCTTCCTATAAGATAGAAGCAGGTAAGGACGGTTATACAATTGAATATAAAGCAAACGATCCTGCTATTCTTGAGTCTCAGAGATCACTAAGTCTTGACAAAGACAAGAAAGGATTGTTTGGTGGTGGAACTGAGAAAAGAAGAGAATGGAGACGTGATCAATACACTGCCGAAGGTGTGAGGAACATAGGAGGTGCCGCAGTAGACGGCGAGGGAAAGAGTGCAAAAGACATAGAGTGCATCGTGGCGGACGCTGGAGCACGGTCACAAGGTGCGATGGCAGGTAGTGCTGTTGCCTCTGGTGTTCTTGTTCCTGCAGTTATAAACATTCCATATGTTGGATGGTTGGCTGCTGGTTGGGCAGCACTGTTAGGAAATAATATTGGATCTTCAGCAGGATCTGTAGTAAACTCTGCGATTAGTGATTGCTGATGGAAGATGATGCAATCAAACTTACTCTAGTCCATGAATGGATGACGGTATCTGATGCAAAACTCTTGCTTGAACATTACTATCTGAAGATGAGACCTCAGAGAAAATACGGCGGCTGGAAAACAGTTCAGACTCTTATGAATATTGCTTTTGGTAATTTTCAGAGAGACTCTGAGGAGAACTTACGAGCAAGAATAGATCTTATTAAATCTTATGAACTTTGAGTTGACTATGGAAGAGTTCACTATGATTCAGAATGCTCTCCATTACTATAAACATATTGAGAAACGCGGACATTTCGCACAATATGATGTTGAGCGTATAAATCAATTGAGAGACAAATTGTCTTATCAAATGATCCCTAGTATGAATAGTAAAGATGGAACTGTTCCTTCGCCCCCTCGCGGATGTAAATGATGTAACCTGGAGTATTGTTTGGTGTTTGCTGATACTTCTGGGTGGTGTGGCATACTATATTGTCTATATACTTCGTATGGCTTTCAGTGAAATGAAAGATGAGCGACCTAACGAATAAGGATGCCGAGCAGGATTCCAAACTTGCTGTATTAGAAAGCAAGATTGAAAGTTTCCGTGAAAGAATTCATGCTCTTGAAGCAGAGACATCAGGTGTTTCTGTCATTGATAGTACTTTAGAGAATGCCATTCGTCGTATTGAGATGGTTCACAGTCGTATAGATAAGACTGAGGAAAAACTCAAAGAACTTGATAATGAATTGCGTGGAAGAATCCGTAAAAATGAAATATGGATTGCTGGTGCTGCTGCAGTCATATCTGCTGTAGTTACTATCATCGGAATTGCCGTATCAGTAGAGTCAAAGGAGAACGATCATGGTCGCAATGGTTCCACCAAGCAGAAAGTCCTGTTACAATTTTAGAGTAGTGGAGGTAAATCGTGTCCTTGATGGAGATACGCTGGATGTAACAATTGATTTGGGATTTGATCTTTATAAGAAAGAAAGAGTTAGAGTTGCAGGAGTTGATACTCCAGAGAAACGCACCAGAGACGCAGAAGAAAAGGCGTTGGGAATTGAGGCAACGAATTGGCTTAAGGAGGCACTGGATGGTGCCATTGCTGGAGAAGATGATCTCGTCATCAGAACTGAACTGGTTGGTGGTATGGGTAAGTATGGTCGCCTTCTTGGTTGGTTATATATTGGAGATGCAGAAGTATCGTTGAACGAGAAGATGATTGAGGAAGGATATGCTTGGGCATATGACGGAGGAACAAAACAGAAAAACTTCGAAGAACTAAGAGAAATTCGTCGTACCAAAGGTACGTTAATCTAATGCAGAAAGTAATCAATGTACTCGCACTTGCGTCTTTTGCTGTATCTGGTGCCATCGTTGCTGGTGGTGCTTATGTATATCTTAACAAAGATGCAATGATCGAAAGTGCAAAACAAGCAGCAACTAAAGCAGCAACAGAGGCAGTTACATCAGCACTTCCTGGACTGTTAGATGCTGCTATGCCAGAGATGCCTGAAGTAACCGGTGGTGCTATTCCTGGTGCCGGTGGTGGACTGCCTAGTTTCTGAGAATTCTATGAATGTTGATATATAAATTAGTTATTTTATTGATATGACAGTAGCTAAACCTAGAAGAAGATCTAAACCTCAACATGGTAAAAGTGATAATAAGTTTTTTCTTTATGTAATGTTCTATCATTTCTTCGAAGGACTTGCTGGCATTTTTAAAAATGATTGATGGCAGAAATTCCTGAAATTAGAATACGATCTGTGGGTGTTCCACGAGTTCCTGATTACTTAATGGAACCACCACAAGCAATTCCAAGTTCTGTTCCTGTTACGGTTCAGATAGGATTTCCTGTGGTGGATCTTCCTGGTTGTATTGAGGTGCACGAAACAAATAATGCTAAAAATAATCAAATTAAAACTGATGATGAACGGGGGGTCTTAACTTTTTGTGATGGACACATACCATCTTTTAATCCTATTAATTTTAATGAGGAAGTAGAACTACCAACTCCCAAACCACCTATTCCTCCTTATAAGGCACCAGAAGTCCCAGGAATACCAGAGATTCCTAAAGATGCCATACCAAAACCAAAAGAGGAAGAGGTGCCTTGTCCTGGTCCTAATGCACCTAGAATAGGTGATGTAGCACAAAGTAAGAAGGAAAAGGTTTCTGGGTTTGAGTTGCAGACTGTAAATGGTCAGCAGATATGCGTGACTCTTTACGAACCAATTCCATTTACGGAGCAGTATCTACCAGCACCACAAGTCGTAGCATCAACTGCTGGTATTGCTGCTGTTGCAACTACATCTGCTTTGTTGGCAAAACCAATAGCAGATCTTTTACTTAAGGTAGTAAAACCACTGGTAAAGAAAACAATTAAAAAAATTGCTGCTAAGTTAGGAAAACATCAGCAGCATTATAGTGTATCTGAACGTAGAGAAATTCAGAGAGAATTATCTCAGGCAATCAGAATTATGAAAAATATGAAGAAGTAATTATTCGATTGCACCACCAAGATCTTTTGCTTTCCTTGATGTTCTTGTAGGTTTGGGAATAGTATGAGCGTGTGGTTTGATATGATTTACGTTCTGAACTACCACATCGGCACATATTTTGTAGTAAGGACTTCTGGGATGAAAATTTATTCCCTCCTTTATCAACTGACCACAATTCTTGAGTCTGGCGATCTCAAAATCTAATCTTTTATTTGCTGCTGCTTGTCGCATCAAATCAATGTTTGCTGCTGCAGCTTGTTTGCATTGGTCTTGTAGTGTCTTATCTAATGGTGTGCTCCAGGTCATGGAGAAACCAACACTTAAATTGTAATTATCTTTCTGTCCTGTTCTTACCGGAACTTTGTATAAAATATCGCCAGGATTGTCCGGTGCACCGTCTCCGATTGCATTTCCATCATCATCAAAGTCTCCGATCATATCCCTCATATCATAAACATTATCATAGTATTGCCCCTGAAATGGTTTTTGGGCGGATACTGCTCCCGTTACATACGGCGTAAAGTTCATAGTGGGACCTTGACACTGGATCCCTCCACCGTAAGTGTTAGTGATATATGGTCCTTGTAAAACCTGGATTGCCTGATTAGTAACTGAGCCTGAACTATTCGCCACAGGCGCAGCAGTCGCACTTACACCTCCGACTTCCGCACTTGCAGGTAGGGCATTCGCAATATTTGTTAGACATAAGATTACTGGGAGAAAATACTTGTTGTAGTTGTTATACTTTCGACCTCTGTTGTCCTTTGGATAATTGTCTGGTTGCTTAATCCTGGTCCCATGTAAGTTTCCGTGAACTGGAATGCTGCTCCGGGATTTGTTTGTGCAAAGGATGGTTTGCTTGTCACTCCTGTCCATGTTGATGTCACTCCGTCAATAGTTACTGTATTTGTTCCAGTTCCAGGTGAAAGATTTCCTGATGCCGTAACTCCACTTCCTGTAGCAGAATATTGATAACCGGTGTTATAATCCATCGAATTGATGGTTTCTACTACTTTCGATTTTGTTTCAGTCGTACTAGTCATTGATCCTTGGGTGAAGTTAGGAACAACTGGAACAGCCTGTGCTGCCCCGTGTAGTGCTCCTAAGATCAAACCAAGACCTATCGATTCTGATAATCTG